GTCAGCGTGGCCACCCGGTACGTCGTCGAGTCGAGCCGCGTGTAGCCGAGCCGCGCCCGCAGCAGCGCGCCATACGCGCCCAGCAGGTCCACCTCGGCGACGCTGCCGCCGAGCTCGAAGTCCCCGGTGTACGCGTTCATCAGGCCGTTCACGGCGCCCGTCACCGCCACGTCCACGTCACCCGCAGGTTCCGTGTCCGCCGGCAGGAACACCCGGCCGTTCAGTTCCAGCCGCACCGTCACCGCGGACAGCCCGGACCGGGCAGGGATCGGTGCGATGTCGGTGACCCACAGGGCGTAGGTCAGTCCGCTGCCGGGCGCGGACACCGGTTCGTGGTCCAGGACTTGCTCGAACAGGCCGAGTCCCTGCGCGTGGGACATGGCCGCGCTGCGGTAGGCATTGAGGTCAAGCGGCACGGGGCATCACATCCGTCCCGTGTAGCGGCGCAGCAGCCGTTCGCCGATGCCGCGCTTGCGGGAGTTCAGCTCATGCCGCGTCTTGATCCAGTGGTCGTAGCCCTTGAACTTCGTCACCGGGAAGTTCCGCGATCCGACCCCGGCGAGCCAGGGCCCGTACACGACCCGGGAGTCGGAGATGACGTTGCCGTCGACCACGACGCAGCGGGACTCGTAGTAGCCGGTCGGGTTGCGGAACACGGCGCGCATCTCACGGCGGAGGATGTTCAGGCCGTCCTCGGCGAGTTGGCGCTCCAGCCGGTTGACGTACTCGTTCGCTGCGCGCCGGGCACGCCCGTCGAACATCGGGCCGCGGCTGCTGGTGGATACGTCGAGGCGCATGGTCACACGCTCCGCATCCGGGCTTTACGCCCGTGGCTGGTGTAGACGCGGGCCCGCAGATCCGCGAGGCCCCTGCCCGACGTCTCGCGTTCGTTCTCCCCGGAGCCAGCGGTGCGCGCGTACCCGGACCGGCCCTGCAGCAGGTCGGTCAGGGCTTCGGCGAGGCAAAGCTGCCGGATGCTGCCGGGCGCATCCCAGCGGGTCACGGTCGCCCCGGAATCGTGGGCCGTGGCCGTGGTGCCGAGCGCGCCCCGCTCCACGGTCAGCGTCCGCGGCGCGAAGATCGCAGTGGACATCGTGTGCGCGGCCATCGTCGACCCGTCCCACGCCCGGCGCACGATCAGGTTGTCGCCCGCGATGTCCTCGACGAGCATCCGCTCCCCGTCGATGAGGATGACCTCGCCCGCGGCAAAGCCAGTCCCGTCGGCGACCGTCACCACGACGTTGCTGTTCTGGTTGGTGAGGTCCCCGCCGAGGGTCTGCCCGGTGTAGAGCATGCTGCGCCCGGTGACGATGACCCGCTCCGCGTCGATGCGGAGCAGGGATCCGACACCCGAGGCGGCCGACGCTGCGGCGTCCACGTTGATCCCGGTCTCCGTGCTGTCGAGGGCCTCGGCGATGGTGCCGGCCGTGGTCTCGTCGTTGCGGTAGCCGAACAGTGCGTTGACGGCGATGTCCTGCTGGTAGGTGTCGCCCTGTCCGAACGAGGCGCTGGAGTTCAGGCTGAGTTCGATGCGGGTGTACGGGGGTTCGTCGAGGTCGTCGGCCCGGCGCAGCAGGTAGTCGTCCGAGGTGATCGACGTATCGCCGGATGCCAGGGAGGAGATGGAGATGATCTCGTTGTTGTCGAGGCGCAGGATCCATGGGGTGGACCCGCTGGGGTTCGGCCAGTCGAAGCGGCGGGTGGCCAGCGTGGGGTAGAACACGCGGTGCGTCAGGCCGTGCACGGCCTCGGTTGCGTCGGCCAGCGCGCGGTCGATGCGGGCGTTGCTGCGGCTGGTTTCCTTCACGTCGAGCTCCGCCTTGATCTCCTCGCGGGTCGCGTACCAGGGGGTTGCCATCTCGCGTCACCTCCTTCCGCGGGTCGTGCTGATGGTGCCGATCAGGCGTCCGCCGGGACCCCAGACCGAGCCGTCGAACGAGCAGTACGACTCACCGTTCGGCCCGGTGCGGAGGGGTTCGCCGCAGTCCTGGCAGGCCACGGGGATCTGTTGCTGCTCCTCGCGGTACAGGTCTGCGGCCTCGCGGAGGATGTCGACCAGCCCCCACCACGACCCGGACTCAGCAGCCCCGGGCGCTCGGCCGCGCGCCGTCCCGACCAGCCCGCCGAAGTGGCCGGCGGCAGTGCCGGTGACGTGGGACGGGGACGTGGCCGTACCCGACAGTCCGCCGAGGCTGCCGGTGGCGGAGCCGATGACGGTCCGCAGCCCGGACGCGCTGCCTGCGAGCGAGCCGCCGCTGAACGCCGCTGTGCCGGTGACCTTCGGGGTGCCGCTCGCTGCGCCGGCGAGCCCGCCGAGCAACGCGGCTGCGGCACCGGTCACCTTCCGCACGCCGGACGCCGTACCGGAGAGGGCACCGAACGCACCCGCAGCGGTCCCGGTCACCGACCCGGACAGCGGCGGGTCGTCCTCCGTGCTCAGCGCCGTGGAACCGGCGGTCAGGTTCCGCCCGTTCCCGGAGATGTCGCTGATGTTCGTGAGCATCGGCCAGTTCGCCCACACCCCGGAGGTACGGACGATCGTCGCCGAGGCCCACTCGGCCTCGATCTCGGCCTGCGACAGGACAGCCGACCACACCCGCACATAGGCGAGCCCACCGTTGAACCACTCGGTCGAATCGCCGGACGACCGGCCGAACACGGTGAGCCCGTCAGGGGTAGCGCCGCCCGACACCTGGCCGGTGACCACGTTCGTGGAGCCGCCGATGGCCTTGGTGTAGATCTTCGCGTCGGTGGCGCCGGTCCCGGCGATCGTGACGGCGAGCATGCGCCACGTGTCGACGGCGAGCGCGTCCGTGCCGATGATGCCGCCCGTGTTGCCGGGGCTGACGACGACGGGGGTGGTGCCGCTGCTGCCGGTCGCGATGTTGACCGCGGTCGACCCTCCGGAGGAGGAGTGGAGGCGCAGCATGGTGGAGAAGTCGTCGCGGTCGACGCGCAGCCGGGCCCAGAAGGTGACCGTGAATGCCGTCGCGGGCGCGGGCGGTGCGCTGGCTGTGTAGCTGACGCGGTCGCTGGCCTGGTCGGAACGCTGGGACATTCTCGGTCACCTCCTTTCGGGGCTGGGCTGGTTGGTCAGGATGCGACGGGCAGGGTGAGGGTGAGGCTGCCGGAGGGGATGGTGAACGTGTCGCCGGAGGTCACCGCGTTGGCGGTGATGGTTCCGGAGCCGCCGAACGTGCCCGCGCTGGACGCTGTCCAGAGCGAGAAGTGCGTGAAGTCCTCGCTGCCAGCCACGGACGTCCACACCAGGTCGGCGGACGTGGCCTTCGACGCTCCGGACGCGGACGCCCAGGTCGCCTGTTTGCGGGTCGTCTCCGTCGCGGCGTTCGACGTACCGCTCGCGCCAGGCGCACCGACGTGGAGCTTGACCCACGGGTAGGCGGTGCCCTGGTTGTCCAGAGCGGTGTTCGCCGCTGCGGTGGAGAACCCCTCGGCCATGGCTTACTTCCCCCGCGTCCTACGCCGGGGGGCCTTCTCGGGCTCCTCGGCCGCCGTCTCGCCGCTGGCCTCAGGCTGCGGCTCTGCGGCGCCGTCGTCCGTCTCGACCTCGGGCTCGTCGGCCGGCGGGGTGCTGGCCCCGCCGTGCACGGTGATCTTCCCCATCTGCTCCTCCTCCGGAGGCTGTGTCTTCTCGTTGACCCGCAGGTCCGACCCGCAGTGCGGACACGCTGGTGCGCCCACCGCGTACCTGGTCGTGCACTCCCCGCACTCCCAGAGCGCCATCAGCCCAGCGCCGCCGCGAGGTTGGCCGGCGCGCGGCCCGCGGTCAGGTCGTGGAGCAGGTACAGGACCCCGCCGAGCTGCGCGTTCGTGCCGACGTCGGCGACATCGAGGGACACGTAGCTGTAGCCGTCGGACAGGCTCGTGCCGAGGACCGGGATGACGAGGATCTGCTGGTGCTCCGCGCTCGTGCCTGCGCCGCCGGGGTCGGCGATCGTCGCGGCCGCCGCCTGCGACACGCGGGTCCACGTCTCGGTCCCGGCGAGGGTGGCCGCGTCCTTGAGGTAGTAGTGGTCGATGACCGCGAGGTTGCTGGTCGTCCCGGACGATGACGCGGTGTGCTGCTTCAGCGTCACCGTCGGGTCGTCACCGGCGGTACCGGCGGCCTTGAACACGACGATGCTGAGGGCGGCCGCACGCTTCAGCGACACGCGCTTGCCCGTGACCGCGGCGGACGAGAGGTCGACAGGCGCCGCACCGACGCTGATGTCGAAGAGACGGCCGAGTCCTTCGGATGCCATGAGGTTCTCCTGTCTGAGTGTCCGGTCCGGGGCGACACTGCCGGCCCGGTGGAAGCCGGCCGCGGGGTGTGAATGCCGCGGCCGGCCAGGGGGTTACGCCGCCAGCTCGATGAACGGGCTGAGCTTGTTGGTGCTGCCGTTCTGGGGGGTGATCGCGGACTGGATCCAGGGGCGGCCGTCGACGCGCTGGATGATCCGGAACGTCGTCTTGTCGGAGCCGAAGGCGTAGTCCGTGCTGGAGTCGGCGGTCATGATCTGCCGGTCGCCGACGAGGTAGTAGGACAGGTCGACGAAGGACAGGTCACCGCGGGCGCCGAGGGCACCGGCCTTCTCCGTGATGATCAGCGGGCGGCCGAAGATCGACATCGGCATGCCCGCCGCCGCGTTGACGACGAAGACGCTGTTGCCGCCGGTGCCGACGGTCAGGCTCATCTGGAGGAGCTGCGGCAGAACGTCCGGGGAGCACATCCACACGGCGCGCGAGAGGCTGGAGGGCAGCATCTGCGCGAACATGTTGACGATGTCCGTGTACTTGACCAGGTTGGTCGTGGTGCGCGCCACCGCGATGGCCGCCGGGTTGCCGGAGCCGCGGAAGCCCTGGGGCTCACCGACGCCGGAGCCGGTCTGGAACTTGGCGTCCTCCTCGAACGCCAGGGCCTGCGGCCACAGCGTCTCGATCAGCGCCGAGAACGAGACGATCGAGTCCTGGAGCAGCTCGTTCGGCACCGCGGACAGGCCGGTGAGCTTCTTCGCGTCGAGGGTGACCCGGCCGAACTTCGGGTTCGAGTCGGTGAACGCTGCGCCTTCCTCGCCCCAGTAGGCGACCATGCCGCCGAACACCGACCCGTTGTTCGTGGTCGTGTCGATCATCGGGAACGGCACCCTGCTGCTGTCCATAGGGACGACGGTGGCGAGGGGCCGAACGACGGACTGCTCCAGCGCGAGCTGAAGGAGCTGCGAGCGGAGCGTCTCCGGGACGAGGAACCCACCGTCCGCCGGAGACACGCTGGACGCCGCGTTGCGCAGCGCACCCAGCTTCTCCGCGTCCGCGTTCGGGTTCTTGTGCCAGATGTTCCGCACGTAGTCGATCGAGTTCTCGAAGTGCTTGTCCACCTGCGCGCCCGCCGCGGCCGCGTTGTAGGCGGTGCCCTGCCGGTGCGAGGTGAGCATCCCGCCGCGCTTGGCCTGCGGGTCGAGGTCGAGCCGCTTGATGGCCTGTGCGGCGTCCTTGTTCTTCACCTCGGCGCCGTGGTCGCGGAGCATCGCGACGAACTGGCGCTGCGTCTCCTCGGCGATCTGCCGGTTCAGGTCGGTGCCGTCGCCCTGCTGCTTCTCGCCGTAGGCGGTGATGAACTCGGTGAGGGACTCCTGCGAGGCAAGGATGTCCTTGCGCTTCGCGGGGTCAGCGAGCATCTCCGCCAGCTGTTCGGCGTTCTGCGGGACGGTCGTTGTGGTTGCCACTGTGCCTCCTTCAGGCGTCCGTCGCCGCGGGCGACGCTTCGGTCTCGATCAGGTTGGTGACGAGCGCCGACCAGGTGTCGCCGTCGTCGGGGATGAGGGCGGCAACGAGCGCCGTCCAGTCGTCGGCCGGGGGCTCCGGCTGGGCGGTCTCGGGGATGGTTGCTGGCTCGGTCGGCTCCAGCGCAGCGACCGGCTCGGGTGCGGGCTGCGCTTCCGGCTCGGGCTCCGCGGTCGGGGTGACGGCGGCGGCGAGCTGCGCTGCGACTTCCTCGCCGATCAGGGAGCGGATGTCCGCAGTGAGGGCGGGTTCGCTGGCTGCGGGCGCAGGCTTCGGCGCATCGGGCCGGGCCGGGCCGGCGTACCCGTAGGCAGCGAAGTCGAACTGCCGCATCTCCGGCTCGGCTTCCTCCGGCGCCGCATGCTGCTTCCGCCCGGACAGCATCTCGTCGGCGAGACCGGCCTCGACGGCTTCCTCAGCCGTGTACCAGGTCTCCGCCTTCATGACCTGCCGCCACTCGTCGCGGGTCCCGCCGGCCTTCTCGCTGTAGGCGTCCGCGATGTTGTCGCTGATCTTGTCGAGGAGTGCGGCCATGTCCGCCATGTCGTGGGCGTTGCCCATGCACAGGCCGCTCGCGTCGTGGACCATCAGCATCGCCTGCGGCTGCATCACCACGCGGTCACCGGCCATGGCGATGACGGAGGCGATGCTGGCCGCGATGCCGTCGACCTGGATCGTCACGTCAGCCGGGTGGGACCGCAGGGCGTTGGCCAGGGCCACCCCTTCGAACACCGACCCGCCGGGGCTGGACACGCGAACACGGAGCTTCGGTGCGGTGATGGCCTTGAGTTCGGCGATGAAGTCCTCGGCGAGGGTGCCCCATCCGCCGATCTCGTCGTAGAGGAACAGTTCCGGTTCCTCGCTCGCCAGGTTCCTGAACTGGTACCAGGGCGCGCCGGACTTGGCCTGTGCGCGCAGGCCCGGAATCCGGTCGGGCAGGTCGATGAACGGCATCAGTCGCCGCCTCCCGTCGTGTTCCACTGCGCGGTGACAGTGCCCCGGCAGCGGACGCCGCCCTGGCACGCGTGATACGGGCCGGCCCCGTAGGCGGCGGTCACCTCGGCGAGCGTCGCGAAGCTGGTGCCGTCGATGGCCTTACATGGGGGACAAGTCGATGAGTCGTTTTTCTCGCTGGCCACCCAGTGGGCTTCGGGGGCGGCTTCGAGGGTGGCGATCCGGCCGACGTTCTGCGCCCGGTGGACGGCGCCGCCGAGCTGGTCGCGCTTGAACACGCCCTTCAACTGGCGGAGCTTGCCCTTGACGGCGTTCGCGACGGTCTTCCCGGACATCCCGGGGACGAAGCGGCGCACGGCTTCCTGCGCGGCCGACGCTGCGAGGCCGGAGGCGATGAGTGTGGC